CCAGCTGCGCAGGGGGCGGAGATTTTGTTTCGAGCCTTACCGACACTGATGAGCCAAGAGGAACTTGGAGGCACCCAGGAATTTCACCCGGGTCGACCTGGGCGGCTAGGAGCCGTGCACAGGGCGTCGCTGTGGAGCGAGCCTGGCCTCCAAGGGGCCTGGAGGCGAAACCGGTCTGTTGGGACCACTCGGACCATCAGTCATCGTGCTCCGGCAGCTT